CCTTGACATTTGGTTTCATTTTCCAAAGTTTGTCCGTTTGAGAGATGGATATATTTAGAGTAGGTGGTTATCCACTCAAAATAAAACATATAATATCGTATGACTATTCAAGACGCTATCACAAAGTTGAGAGTTATGCTCAACTCAGAAGAGGTTGTTACTGAAGTCAAGATGGCGGAAGCTACCCTAGTTGACGGTACTGTTGTATACACTGAAGGCGAACTAGCTGTAGGTGCTGTACTTTACGTATCTGTTGAAGAAGGTGAAGCTCCATTCGCTCCTGCTGGACTACACGAAACAACTGAAGGTCTACTAATCACTGTCGGAGAAAACGGCGTGATTGAAGGCATCGAGGAGAAAGCTGCTGAAGCTGCACCTGCAGAAGCACCAGTTTCTGAAGAAAATCTTGCTGCTGACGCTGAAGCTCTACTAGCTGCAATCGCTGAATTGATTGCTGGTTACAAAGCTGAAGTTGAAGAGGAAGTATCTTCTATCTCTGAAGAAATGAAGTCTCTACAAGAGAGATTCAATGCTGTAGCTGGTTCTCCTGCTGCTGCACCTGTAAAAAGAAACTTCTCTGACGACGCAAGAGCGACTAAGGAAGTTGCAAATGCTCGTTTCGAAAGACTTGTGTCTCTACGTAACAAAAAGTAAACAAAACCCAAAACAAAAACTAAACTAAAATGAGTTTCAATGTAACTGGACTATCTGCATACACTCAGGAGAATACCGACCTGATCGCAGAAGCAATCCTCAACACTGAGGTGTTGAAGCACCTTGCAGTACGTACTGGTGTAACCGCAGGTACTACTACAATCAACCTTTTCTCAACTGACTTCGCTGACGCTGCGCGTTCTTGCGGTTGGGATGCAACAACTGAATTCGCTTACGACCAGCTAGCTGTAACAGTAGCTGACCGTCAAATCAAGCAGGAAGTATGTGTTCCTGATTTGAGAGAGTTCTGGTTGTCAGAAAGAATGCAACCAGGCGCTGGTACCGAAGAGGTTCCTTTCGCTGAACTAGTTGCTAACTACTACCTAGGTGGTATCAAAAAGAACATCGAAGACTTCATCGGTGCTGAACTTATCACTGCTTCTGCAGGTTTCGCTGTTCAAGGCGGTACTCCAGCAGCTTTGACTGTATCTAACGCTATCGAGCAGTTGAACGACTTGTACGATGCTCTAGACGAAAGAGCTAAAATGATGGAAGACGTTATCATCGTTATGTCTCCAGAGAAATACAGAACTGCAGTTCGTGCTCTAGTAGCAGCTGGTACTGTTGGTATGTACCACTACAACTTCGCTGACGGCCAAGGTGACATCTACCTTCCAGGTACTAACGCTAAGCTTGTAAAGAACTCTGGTTTCGCTGGTGAAGACACTATCGTTGCTCTTCCTGGTAAGTACGCTGTATTCTGCACAGGCTTGATGGACGACATGGACAAGTTCAACATGTTCTACGACCAAGGTCAAGACGTTGTAAAGATGACTGCATTCTACCGTAGAGGTCTTGGAGTTTACTCTCCAGCACAGTGCGCTACTAACGGTCTGTAAATAAACTTTTGAGAGGGTCTTAGGACCCTCTCTACTAAAAAATAACTCAAAGAAATATGTCTTGTTCAAATCTTACAGCAGGTCTACTTGATGGATGTAACGATATCGCAGGTGGTGTTGAAAAACTTTTCATCGCTAACGGTCCTGTAGAGTCAATCACCGCTTCGGCTGGTGTAGTTACTGCTATCACTGTAGGTGGTTCTGCTCTAGTTCCTGCAGACTTCTTCGTATTTGAGTTACCTCGTCAGACCGCATCATTCACTGAAGGAATCACAGTTTCTCAGGAGAATGGTACAGTAGTTTACAACCAAGACTTGACGGTTATCTTCAATCGTCTAGAAGCTGAAAAGCGTAATCAAATCGCTTTGATGGCACAGGCTACCTCAATGGTAGTTGTTATCAAAACTAACGATGGTAAATACCTATCTGTTGGTCTTGAGAAAGGTGCTTTCTTGGGTTCTGCAACTGCAACAACTGGTACTGCTTACGCAGACCGTGCAGGTTACGAACTAACTATCTCTGGCATCGAGCTAACTCCTTCTTACGAAGTAACTTCTACAATCGTAGAATAAGTCTCAATCCTATACTCTTGAAAGGGCCCTATATGGGCCCTTTCTCTTTTACAACAGACTGGAAAACTATATTTCTACTAGAAATACATTCGAAATCACTGAATGACACTATACATTCCTGCAAATACAACCTTTGGACAAGTTTCGTTCAATTCACCTAACCTTACAGGTGACCATGACCTCGTTATTCAATCACAATGGGGTCGAGAGGTATGGGCTTGGTCTCTAGTACCTCTAGAAACGAATGATAGATATACTGAGTTCTCACTTACTTTCACAAGTGATGAACAAAAAGCACACATCAATGGCATCTACAACTATGAACTACAACAAAACGGTGCTGTCATTGAGAGTGGTTTATTGAAACTTGTTGTTGAAGATGGTGGTTCCTTTGGTACCACAGAATACATCTCAGACAACGATGACCGTGAAGCAACAGTTTACTATAGACCAGAATACTAAACACTCCAGAAGAGATGAGAAACATTCCAGAAAACTTCTATTCATTGAAAGCAGGTAACTTCGCTGCTCTTGAATTGCCAAAAATCAAAGAAGTACGTGGTAAAGAGTGGATTTACTACGGTGAGGACAACTTGTTCCCACAATCGCTTATCGAAATGTACGATAACTCAGCGATGCACCACACTGCAATCGAGGCTATCAAAGATGGTATTTACGGTGAAGGTATCAAACTTATTGGTGATGAATACGTCAACTCTAAAGGTGAAACCGTCAACGAACTATTCGAAAAGATTGCTCTTGACTACTCACTATACAATGGTTACGCCCTAAACGTGATTTGGAACAAAGAAGGTTCTGCAATCGCTGAGATGTACCACCTTCCTTTCTCTGACGTTCGTTCAGGTAAAATGACTGAAGAAGGAGAAGTTGAAGAATACTTCTACTCAGTAGATTGGAAGAACACTAGAAAGTTCGTTCCACAAGGTTACAAAGCATTTGACCCAACAGATAACAAAGGTGACAATGCATCTCAAATCTTCTACGTATTTGGTTACACTCCTGGTAACTACGTTTACCCACTTCCTGCATACATTGGAGGTTTGAACGATATCTCAATCGATATTGACATTGCGAAGTTCCACTCAAGTAACCTATCATCTGGTCTTGCACCTTCAATGTTCATTCAGTTCAGAAACGGGGTTCCAACTCCAGAAGAACAACACGACATCTACAGACAAATCGAACAAACGTTCGCAGGTGCTGAAAATGCTGGTCGCTTCTTCCTTGCTTTCTCTGAACCAGGTAAAGAACTACAAGTAGAACCTATTCAATCTACAAACGATGCATACTACATTCAGTTGGAAGAGCGTGTAACTTCACGTATTCTAACTGCACACCGTATCACTTCACCACTTCTATTAGGTATCAAGGACGCTAATGGTTTCTCATCAAATGCTGATGAAATCGTGGTAGCATACGCACACTTTGAAGGAACAGTTATTGAACCAAAACGTAAGAAAATCCTTGACAACTACGGTTACGTTCTACGTTTGATGGGTTACAATGTAAAGGTTGAGGTTCTTCCTTCAACAATCGTAAACATAAACAACATTCAAGATGGCTCAAACAGCACTCCTAGTATCTGAACAACGTTTCAAGCAGTGGACCCAAGTTGATGCTAACCTCAAGACTGAGGACATCACACCGTTCATCATTCAATCGCAAGACATCTACATTCAAGATACTCTTGGCACTAAGTTCTACAATCACCTGAAAAATCAAATCATTGCAGGTACTCTATCTGCCGATGAGAAGGACTTATTGAATGACTACATCGGTCCATGTTTGATGCAATACGCTCTGTACTTGATGCTACCAGGTATCAAATACAAAATCGTTGACAAGGGAGTAGTTTCGGGGTCTGCAGAAGAAGCTTCTACAACTTCGCTTGAAGAACTAAAGTACTTGAGAGAAGGTGCCCTAGACACTGCTCAATTCTATAATAAAAGACTAAGTCAATTCTTAGTTGAGAACCCAGGTTTATTCGCATCATACGATTCACCAGGTTCAAAAGGTATGTTACCAAACAGACAAAATCCATATTCTGCGGGTCTAGTTATCCCAAGACCTTATGGAAGTGGATTGAAAACTAACCTAAATTGTGATTGTTACGATGGTTGCTCGAACTGTGGATATACGAACATCAACTAACATAAAAAAACTTGAACTCTATTTCAATGAAAGCGAAAGTAGACGCAATCCTGAACAAGTGGTTGAGCAGAAAGTTGCTGGTCTTCGTAACCGCAACCGTTCTAAC